CAACTCTGGCCTGCTTGACAATGTAACCATTGAAGACGAGCAGACAACCACGAGCCAAGAGCAACCTAACCTCGACCACATTCAGAAACAACCTGATGCTGAAGACAATACGCCAATTGAGCGTCCTGACTTCTGGCCTGAGAAGTTCTGGAACAAAGACAAAGCAGAGCCTGACCTAGAAGGTATCAGCAAGTCTTACAGCGAACTGGAAAAACAGTTCCGATCTGGTAAACACAAAGCACCTGAAGGCGGCAAGTACGACCTTGAGGCTGCTAGTCTCAAAGCAGATGACCCTGTTGCCAAAGCCTATGTTGATTGGGCCAGCAAATACGGTGTCAGCCAGCAGGCTTTTGAAGACTTAGCAAAGCAAATCACTGGCATGGGTGCAGAAAGCGTCCAGCAAGCCCAGTTATCGGCCCGTAGAGAGCGTGAAGCCCTTGGTCCTAACGCAGATGCCATCATTGGCAATATGACGTCCTGGGCGCGTGGTATGGTCCAAAAGGGCATTTGGTCTCCTGTGGACACCATCAATAATAGCGACTCTGAGGGTGCTATCTCTGATGAAGACTTGCAGAGCATGGTGGCTGATCCTAAGTACAAGACAGATGCCAGCTACCGTAACAAGGTAGAGAAGCTGTTTGAGAAACGCTACGGATAAGTTTCCTTTGGGTGGAAATTGGCCCCTGCTTGACAGGGGCTTTTTTTCGGCTATACTGAAACTGTTGCCGTAGGAAGCGACAGGTTATAAAGCCGTTTACACATGCGTTTCGCTTTATCTAAGAGCCGAGTGGTGCTTTTAGATAAGGTTCCTACCGAACGCAGTTGTAAGCGGCTTTTTTGTTTTGAGCATCTGAGTTGGATACGCGCTAGTTATACAAAAGATCGGGGATGGCGTACCGATACGACTCAGATTCTCATCTTCTACATCAACCGTCAGGGCGCGTTAGCTGATGGTCTGCATGGACTGAACCCAATAAACACCTGGCTTGGTACACCCCCAAGATAACCAGACTAGCCTGTTAGCGAGGGACTAGGGTAGACAGAGTGAAAGCGGTGGGACAAGCGCTCTGTTGGATGAATCGCTACCTCATGGGTACTCTGGTGGGATTACAAGATAGTCCCTACGGGAGAGGCTGGATACCTTGGCTATCCACCCTTGGGGAAGCTATGTCTAAAAATAATTAAATAAAGTGCTTGACAAAGTTCTAAAATGCTTATAATGCAGACATGGACAACCGCAAGGCCCATGACAGCAGTAGCCTGCTCATCGGTGCGATGTAAAGCACAAGTCAAGGCCCAGACTTATCTGGACAACCAGCGGCAATAAACTCTTTCAACAACCGTTTCAGGAGAAACACAATGTCAGTTAGCATTTCTAACGCATTTGTAACCCTGTTCGATGCGGAAGTTAAACAGGCATATCAAGCTGATGCTGTCCTGCGTAACACTGTCCGTCTTCGTACTGGCGTTACTGCGTCTACACACAAATTCCCTAAGATTGGCTCTGGCGTTGCACAAGTTCGCGTTCCGCAAACTGATGTGACACCATTGAACGTGACTTACTCACAAGCCACCGTGACCTTGGAAGACTGGATCGCCGCTGAATACAGCGACATCTTCAACCAAGCTAAGGTGAACTTTGATGAGCGTAGCGAGTTGGTACAAGTTGTATCTAAAGCTATCGGTCGTCGCGCTGACCAATTGGTTCTTAACGCTTTGACTAACTCAAGCACCAGCTTAACCGTGTCTAACGACATCGGCGGCACTGACTCTAACTTGAACGTGGCTAAATTGCGCGAAGCACAGCGTTTGATGAACGCAGGCAACGTGCCAATGGAAGACCGCTATTTGGTTATCCACGCTTCTAACTTGAGCAACTTGCTGTCTGAGACTGCTGTGACTTCCAGCGACTTCAACACAGTGAAGGCTTTGGTGCAAGGCGAGTTGGACACCTTCTTGGGCTTTAAGTTCATCACTTTGGGTGATCGTTCTGAAGGCGGCTTGACTGGTGGCGGCTCTGGTGCTGACCGTACTGTGTACGCTTACCACAAGAATGCTGTTGGTATGGCTGAAGGCATGGGCGTTCGCTCTGAAATCAACTACATCCCTGAGAAGACTTCTTGGTTGGTGTCGTCGATGTTCTCTGCTGGCGCAGTTGCAATCGACGCTGGTGGTATCGTTGCCATTAGCTGCCGCGAATAAGGAGTTAAATCATGGCTTTTAATAAAGACAACTTCAACGCTATTGGCGGTCAATCTAAGGCTGGTAACGGTCCTTCGATCTGGTCGTACTCTAGCACTGACGCTCAATCAGTCATTCGTGCCTCTGGCTACTTCAACACAGTTGCTTCTGTGCTGAAAGTCGGCGACATCATTTTCTGCTACAGCGCCACTGGTGGTACTCCAGTTATGTCTACCGCTTATGTGAACTCAAACACAGGTTCTGTGGTTGACATCACTGACGGTGTGACAGTTACCGCAACTGACACTGACTAATCAGTAGTCAATTGAATAGGCCAGTCACTGAGTATTCGGGGGCTGGCCTTTCTCGCATTTAGAGGTGATATATGGCAAGTGGTGATACCGATCTTAAAGTTTGCTCTGACGCTTTGCTCTTGCTTGGCGCGGCTCCTATTTCGTCTTTTAACCAAGGAACGAATAGTGCTAACGTCTGTGACCGTATCTACCCAGACTTGAAAAAGTCTACGCTGCAATCATTTCCTTGGTCTTTCTCGTTTAAGAAAGTCCAGTTGGCAAGGACCATCAACACTCCTGTCAACCAATACAAGTACGAGTACCAGCTTCCATCGGATCGCTTGGGTACTGTTCGCCGTGCTTTCAACAGCACAGCCGTTGGCGCAGGCACTTTCACTGATTGGACAATCCAAGGTGACAAGCTGCTGACCAACCAAGAGACAGTCGTTGTTGACTACCAATATCTTCCTACGGAGGCTGAAATGCCTTCGTACTTCATCCAGTTGCTCAAGTACATGATGGCTTGGCACTTGGCTGACCCTATTACAGACCAGATCAGCAAGACTCAACAATGGCAGGTTACTGCTGTTGGTACACCTGGCGAGAATGGTCGTGGTGGTTACTTCCGTACCGCAATGGTGATTGACGGTCAAGGTAACACATCTGCTGCATTTGAAGACTTCAGCTTGATTGAAGTGAGAAACTGATGACACGATTAGTCAGCATCCAGACAAACTTCAGCAGTGGCGAGATTGACCCACTGCTTCGCGCTCGTGTTGATTTAAAGCAATACCAGAACGGCGCTGAGACACTGACTAACGTATTGGTCCAACCACAGGGCGGTGTTCGTCGTCGTGGTGGCCTGAAGTATCTAATGGAAATCCCTAGTGCTGCTACACCTTCTGGTGGCACTCGTAGCGTTCCATTTGAATTCAGCGTTGATGACAGTTATATGCTGATCTTTGCCAATCAGCGTATGTATGTGTTCAAAGACAAAACTTTGATTACAAACATCAATGGCTCTGGCAATGACTATTTATCTGTCACTGCTGTGACTAGCAGCATCTTGTCCACAATGTGCTGGACTCAATCTGCTGACACGCTGATCATCACACACAAAGACATCAACCCAATCAAGATTGTCCGTGGCGCTACGGATGCAAGCTGGACTGTCAGCAACATCACGTTTACCAGTATCCCTAAGTATGCGTTCACGCTGTCTGCAAGCAATCCAGCGTACACGTTGACACCATCTGCTGTGTCTGGAAGCATCACGCTGACTGCTTCTGGCGGCACTGTGTTCTCTGCTGGAAGTGTTGGTCAGTATGTCAATGCAACGCCACAGGGCCGCGCTCGTATTGTTGGCTACACCAGTGCGACTGTAGTGACTGCTGTTACAGAAGTTCCGTTCTTTAGCACTTCTGCCATTGCTTCTGGCTCATGGGAATATGAGTCTGGCTATGAAGATGTGTGGTCGTCGTCAAAGGGTTGGCCCCGTACTTGTACGTTCCATGAAGGTCGTCTGTACTTTGGCGGCTCTAAGTCTCGTCCGTCTACCGTCTGGGGGAGCAAGGTCAATCTGTTCTTTGACTTCACACCTGACCAGGCTTATGACGACGATGCCATTGAAGCCACATTGGACACCATTATTACGGACCTGATCTCTGGTCGTGACCTGCAAGTGTTTACGACTGGTGGCGAGTTTTATGTGCCGCAGTCTGGCCTTGACCCAATCACACCTGCTAACTTCTTTGTCCGTGCTGTGAGCCGTAGCGGTTCGCGTGAGGGCATCCGAGTGCAAATCTTGCAGTCTGGTACGTTGTATGTGCAACGTCAGGGCAAGGCGCTTAACGAGTTCCAGTTTACTGACACAACACAATCGTATGTCAGCACCAGCATTAGCTTGCTGTCTAGCCATCTGATTAACAATCCACAGGAATTGGCGTAAAGCTACGTCAACTGAAGAGTCGGACACGCTGTTCATGTTGAACGGCGATGGCACGATGGCTGTCTACTCTATCTTGCGCCAGCAAGAGGTGGTAGCTCCAAGCCGATTCAATACTGATGGCCTGTTTAAAGATATTGGCGTTGACATTGAAGATGTCTACGTTGTTGTCAAACGTACTTTTAACAGCGTTGATAAATACTATGTGGAAGTTTTTGACACTTCTGTTTTTACTGATTGTGCTTTTACAGGTGCTGCTGCATCTGGGGCTTCTAGTCTCCCTCATATTGCCAAGGCTCTTAATGTGATCTGTGATGGCAGTGTGTTGTCGGATGAGACTGTCAGTGGCGCTGGTGCTGTGACGTTTGACCGACCTAGCACGACTAGCTATGAGGTTGGCCTACCGTTTACCGTGACAGTCAAGACGTTGCCAGTTGAGCCACGTTTGGCTGCTGGTGTGCGTACTGGTTTTGTCAAACGCATCATTGAAGTCAATGCTTTGCTGTACGAAACACAGCACTTGAAGATCAATGGCAACTTGGTTCCTATCAGGTCGCTGGATACAGTGGATATTCTTGATAGCCCTATGCCTGAGTTCACTGGGACAAAGAATGTTGGCGGTATCTTGGGATATGACCAAGATGCACAGATTACGATTGGTCAGGACTTGCCGTTAAAGATGACGTTGCTTGGTCTTGAATACAAACTATCAGTTTACGGAGGAACATAATGGAAGCCGCAACCGCAATGTATATCGCAGCGGCAGCATCGGCTGCTTCTTCGTTAGCATCGGCACAGCAACAAGCAGTTGGTATGCGTCTTCAAGCGCAACAGGCTGAACTGCAAGGTCGCCAAGGTGCTTTGAACTACAACAAGCAGGCCAATGCTGTGCTTGAACGTCAGAACCAATTGGCTGCAACTATTCGCGCTCGTGCCGTTGCTGGTGGTGTAAACCCTGATACTGGTAGTGCTTTGACGTTGCAAGAAGTCAACGCTCAAAAAGCAGGTGAGGAATTTAACCTTGCTAAAGTTAATGCTGAGACATCGTTGTATGGTGGCTTGGCTCAATCACAAAGTCTTGAGGCTGGCGCGGGTTCGGCAGAAACATTTGGATTGCTTAATGCTGCATCTACTGCTGGCATGGCTTACTACAGGGCTGATCTTTTAAAGACTCCAAAGGTTAAAGAATAATGGCTGAATTACCACGCTATCAATCGCTTGGTGTGCAGGTTGCTGATCTGCCAAAGATTAGCACTGCGCCTCAACAAGTTGCATCACAGGGTTTTTCAAGTCTTGCTCAGAACTTGGACCGTATGTTGT